ACCATGGGCCAGCAATGGGACATGATGATGGTGCTCATGGGACCCTCCGATACAAAGGCTCGCCAGTGCGGTTTTCAACAAACAAAACCATTGCGTCAATGGCTTCGCGCACGGTAGTCAGTCTGTTTGCAGAAAACTGCCAGCGGCCCCGATACCTAGACTTGCGAACGACCATGCTTGCAAAATCAATATCGCTGTCAGATGGGTGGGCGTGGTCTGCAACGATTCCCAGCGCGAAGCGGCTAGGCTGCAAGTCAAGCGCATCTACAACCCGCTCAAGAAACAACTCTTGACCGCGCCCGATGGGCGTGCCGACAAACTTGGCCTCTACAAAAACAAACAATCGGCCGCCAAAATCGAGCGCGCCGTCAATGTCGGTAGGTGTGATTTTTCCGTAACGCAAACCGCGAAAGTCATTGACCTGCAAGTTCCTGGCGCGGTGGCGTATCACGCCTGGTTCGTTGTTGTTCAGGTTAAGCATGGGTAAGCACCACGCCTTCCTCTGCAAACAGACTGGTGAACGCTGCGACATTCCCCCCCATGTACAAAATGGCCTGACCTTGCAGGGGCGCGCCAGAAGGGTTGCCATCTGGGTCAATAAACTTGATGCGCGTCTTTGGGAAGCAAACAGCGTCAGCAGCGCCCAACATGCGTTGAAACCACTGCGTTTCAGTGCCGTTGTTAACAAGGATGCAGGCTTGCTCAATCTCGCCAGATTCGTACTTGCTCGCCACAGCCTCGGCAAAGTCACCCATAAGAGGCTGCGCATATGGGGGGTTCATCCACACCCGGCCACTCCACTGTTGTGCGCGCCCATCGTCCTCTGCCGTGAAAATCTTGGGGGCTTGAACTACGCGGTTAGCCACCTCAGACGTTGCGGGGTCCAAGTCGATGCCACCCATTACCTGGCGGGCCAGCTCAATGAACTTCGCTGGCGTGTACCACTCGTTATTGCCACTGTTGTTGGCGACGTGGGCCTTCTTTACGGCCTCACGCATCACTTCTTTGGCAGGCTCGCTTTCAGCGGCTATCGTCGCCTCAGCCTCTTCCCTAACCTCTTTAGGCAAGGCGATAAACTGAGCTGCAAGGTTGATGGAAACTTCGCCAGAGTCCATTGCTTCGATGATGGCTGGCGTGTCGTCTTGCACGACCTTTTTTGCAAGACGGTAAGTTTCAGGGTTGCCAAAGCCTGCCTTATCGGCAGCAATTTTTGATGTTTCTTGACCTTTTAATTCCCCAATTTCTTGGGTGATTTCGCTGGACGGTCTGCCTCGCCTCTCCCCAACTTCATCCTCCAATGCTTGTCCGATGGCCACCCGCTCGGAAGTCTTAAAGGCTTCCCGCATCTCGTTTTCTGCGTATTCACCCTTGATGATCGAGTCAAGGTTGACAAACAAAACAGGGATGGTTTCTCGCCCGAGGTGCTTGAAAGCCCGCAGGCGCCGCTCACCAAAAACAAGCCGGTAGCCAGCATCAATTCCAATCGGCTGAAGTAGGCCAAGCTCTTTGATGCTCTCTGCAAGTTTTGGGATGTCGCCAAAATCTTTACGGAATCGGTTGCCGACAATGATGTGGTTGATGTTTGCGTCAATCATTTTTCAAACTCCCATGGCGGCGATGCGCGTCATAGCCAATTTTTCTTCTTCAGAAAAGCCGTCAAAAGAAGGCCAGCTTTTGCACTTGGCGATAAACGTCAGAAGCACATGAACGCCCTCGTGGTGCGTCGGGCATAGCCACACGAAATCCTCAGTAAAAGTCGGGCTGCCGTACTGCGTGTGAAGCGGTCGAACGTGGTGGGCGTGAGTAACGGATTGGTATTTGCCGCATACAGTGCAAGGCTGCTTTGGGCCGGGGTTAAAGGCAGCGCGCGCCTTTGCGATCCACTTCTTTTTGTCAGCTTGGTTTCTTTTTTCCTCAGCCTTGAGCAGATTGAAGTAGCGGCCCACTGCCAACGCACGGTTGTTTTTGTGCGTTTGCTTCAGGCCGTCGAGAGTTAGCCCCCCGTAGCTATCGTGCAAAAACTCTTCAAATGAGCCTGGGTGGTTTTTGTTGTGCATAATTCGTGGGGTTGAGAAACCTTGAAGGCCCGGCTTAGGTGTTTGCCCACCGATGACAGCCGGGCTTTTTTGTGCCTGCACTTTTGGTAGCAGGCTTCACCGTTAAACCTTGACGACAGCCCGCCCACCACTGCGGCGGGTTTTTTCGGCGCGCTCGAACTGCGCAGCCTTGTGCGCGGACTTGGCGGCTGCGGCTACGTCATCACGCACAGGCGACGGCCTGGCGCCGACGCTGCCAAAGTGCGGCGGCTGATCTGCCTTGCCCAGCACACGCGGCTTGAGCGAGACGGTCTGGCGGCCTTTGCTGTCCAGCGTCTTGATAGAGCCGAAAGCCGAATTGCTGCTGGTGTTGGTTGTCTTGCACGGAACGGGTGCGCTTGGCATGTCTTTTCCGCGAGGGCGTGGGACGGGGAAGCTCATTCCTCGCCCTCCTCTTCGCACTCAAAAGCACTACGCTTGTTGTTGCCATAGGCGGCGGCAAGGCCCAAACTGCCATGCATGGACCGCAACATTTCAAACCGCATGTACTCGCCAGGGGTTTTGTCGAACTTGGCTGCGCTTTTGAGCAGGTTCACGTATTGCTCGTCGGTGAAATACACGACGACGCGGTTGGCGTGCTTGGGGCTGGATGCCATCACGCAGCCTGCGCAGTTGCTGTGTCGTCAGGCTTTGCGCGGCGCTTTGGCTTGGCAAGTCGGGCAACGGCACCGGCTACGCGGTCAGCAGTGGATTGCGGCAGAACTTCGGGCCATACGTACACGGCCTGGATGGACTTGTAGCCCATCGCCTGCGCGGCTTTTTTGGGCGTCCCACCCAAGAGGTCGATTGCGGTTTTTTTGTCCATGCCGCCATTGTAAATCTAGTTTATGACTTCTGAGAAACTAAATTTACAGATGTACGGTTACCGTAAGAACATGCTTTACGGTGAACGTCTCAAGATGGCAATGGACAGGCGCAGCGAGATGCTGGGCCAGGAAGTGACGCGCAAAGACATTGCGACGGTTGCCGAATGCTCAGTGCAGAACATCGGCATGATCCTGAACAACTCAAAAGGCGTGGATCAAAAGCTATCCACCGAAAGCCATGCCGCCGTGGCCGACTATCTCAAAGTCAGTCCAGAGTGGCTGCTAAAAGGAACAGGCCAGATGGCGGTGCAGCGCAGCGCCCCAAGCAGCCTGACGCCCGCAGCTATAGAGATAGCGGCGCTTTTCGACATGATCCCAGTGACTGACAAGATCAAGCGAGCCCAGGCATTCAACGCTGCCACCATGGCTATTTTGCAAGTGCTGCAATCCGGTAGCGCCAAGTAGACAGCATGTCATCGTCCGGGAAAACGATGACCTTCACCCCCATGTCCCCTAGCCGCCGCGACTGAACTAGAAGGTCTGCGGCGGATTCGCTGTGCATTGCTACACGCACCGTGGAGGGGGGTTCCGCTTCTTCGCAAAATACTGTGTTTTTATACATACCTAACATCATACCCACGGTTTTTTACAGCCGCCAGGGCCGCTGTCGCAAATTTATTTGTAAATCCATCTACTTTTTTTGCGCGCTGTGCTGTAAATGTGTTTACAATCACTCAACGCCGCAAAACAAAACGGCGCGGGTGACAAGCCATCGAGCAGCCACCGACAGCCCCTTAAAAATCCAGCCCCTGCGGTTCGCACTCGAAAGAGCAGACGACAGCAGGCGCGAACCCTCGGCGTGAGAGAGGGGTGAGGCGGTCGGCCAAGAACAGAGACAGACCAAACAGCGATGGCCCGCAAGGAGTGGGCACGAATTCGCTGCGATAGAGCTGGAGCCGGGAAACCGGGAGATGCCAGCCAGTTGTCGATAGGCGAGTTACCCGGACAAAGGAAGCCAATCAGGCGCGGGGTACTTGGGTGTGGCGAACCCTTAACGCAATCAGTCAAGCCATTCACAAACTCCCGAGCAATCGGCGCCGCCCTGAGCGACATCAGGGCATACCAAAGCCTTGCGGGTCGGTGCTTTGATATTCAACCAAGGAGAACGACATGGACATCATCCAAATGCTTGCATTGGCCGAGCGTGAACAACACACAGAGCGCGCCAGGATGCTGGGCCATCTTGCCAGCGAGAGCCGCCAGGACGCTTTGGCAACGGATTGCGACG